TGAAACCAAAAACTTTTCCAACTATCTGACCCACTGATTTAAAAAATCCGATAATCCCGTTGAAAAAATTCTTTATTTTATCAAAAACATCACGAATTGTACTAATTATCTTTTTAACAGATTCTATGATTTTTGGTAATTTATTTACAACAAATCCCAATATCAGTGCCTGAACAAGTGATATCAATCTCTCTAAAGGACTTTTTCCTGAACCTTTAGTTTTTTTACCCTCTGTGTTTTTTTGTGTATTTTGTTGTTCTAATAATGCCTCTTGCTCTCTCCTCTTCTTTTCAAGTCTTCGTCTTCTCATATATCTCTTTTCTGCGACACGAAATCTCTTTTTGATCTTGGCATTTTTTACAGTGCTTTTAGTGACACCTTTTAATATACTCGCAGACTTTGCTGCAACCTTTGCTCCAATTTTAAGTACTGCTGAAACTGCCATTTACACCACCATATTATATTGAGTCTGAGAATACAATGTAAAAGTGTTATCAGGATCTGAGGATGATATATTAGGAATATTTGTTGCTAACTTTTGACCTCCTTGACTAACTTGAGTATTTGAAACTTTATTTTGAGTCATGTCAATCACTGTTGGTTTTGGATCTTCTAATTTTGTAATATTATTTTTTAAAAGTGGTTTGTCTATATTAACGGTTTCTTTTTTATCAAAGGCACCAACATCTTTTGCGATTAAGGCAGCATCAATTCCAACAGATGCAGCAGTTCCAAGACCAGGAATTGTTGATGCAGCACCAGAGGCTAATTCAAGAGCAGCACCAGAAAAATCACCTGCCATGGCTCTTTGAGCAGCAAAAATAGCACCAAGACCCAATCCAAGTAATGGAATTTTTTTAGCAAGTGCTTTTCCTAGACCTTTTTTAGCAGCATTTTTTGCAGTTTTTTTGACAACTTGTTTACCTATTTTTTCAGTTGCCCCTTTTGCAACTTTTTCCGTCACCTCTTTACCAGTCTTTTTCATGAATAATTTACCAACTTTTTTTCCACCAACAGCAGTTGCTAATCTTGGCAATAATTTTCCTGGACCTCTTTTAAATATAGAAATCAAAGTTTTAGTAATTTTTCCAATATTTCTTATAGCACGAATTGAACCAAATATTAAATCTGGAATCAACATGAGTCCACGACTTGCAACGAGAAAAATACCACCAAGGACTGCAATTCCTTGAATCATCCCATTTCTCATTTTGTTAAAGGTTTCAGTATCACCAGACATATTTGCCTGAATCATACGAAGTGCTTTATTTACTACAAATCCCCCAAAAATGAATAATAATGCGTCACCTAATCGACCTAAAACACCTTTTACCTTCTTAACTACTGATTGTACTGGTTTTAGAAGACTTTTACCAATTGATTTTCCTACACCCTCTAAAAGTCCCTCTTTTCTTTTTCTACGATCTTTCTCATTCTCAATTTTTTCTGCTCTTAGTGATTCTCTTCGTTCTTGACCCTCATTTTCAGCATCAGTTGTAATAAATCCAGTTATTTTTTGTACAGTTTGTTGGATATTTGCAACAGATGCCACCAAAGCATTCATTATATTATTTGGTTTTTGTTTATTAACCTTTACAATTGAACCAGATCTTCCAAATACCTTTTTTGCATTTATTTTCCTTCTTCTAAAAATTGCAATTCTTTCCTTTTTAGACAGTATTCTACCAGTAGATGGATCCACACCAGTATCTGCAGCATCCAAATTTGGATTACTCTGTATATTAAAAAACTGATCTTTTGAGATGTTAGATGCCACTTTGTTGTTTTTGTCTTAAATTTTCTTCTTCAATGTATTGCTCCAAGAGTGCGACATATACGTCTTTTTCCCATGGAATCATATTTTCTATCTCTGTCAAAGAGTATTTATGGTGTTGTACCAAAGCAAAGTTGATTTTATAGTATGACTCTAAACTTGTGTGAGCCATACCTACTCGAAAAAAGACGATAACCCTTCTAAAAGAACTTCGTTTTCAACTTTTGTATTTGGATTAGTCACTTTAATTTTATGTGACAATTTAGGCATGGTATCAAAAAACTGTTCAATATCCTTAAATTGCTTTGAACTCAACTGTTCCAGAAAATCGACCATTTCTTTTTTTGTACAATCTGATGAAGTCCATGACTCTTCTTGATTGTATATTTGATCAATACATGATATGACTAAATCAAATGATTCTTCAACACCTACACCATCACTGAAATCAAAATTTGTTTTTATAAATTCATTCAAAGATGGATATCTCATTCTCATTATTAAATCATTATCTAATTTAATATCCTTTTGATGTTTTGGATCTCTTTGAATTTTAATCTCATCCAAGGGTATTATGACAGGAACTTGTGTTTCATTATCATCAGGACATGTGATCACTACTTCTACGTTTTCACCAACTGATTTACCTCTTATATTTAAGAAAAGATATTCAATATCGAATGTTGATAACTTATCAACTTTGATTCCTCTTGTCAGTATACAATTATTAATCACAGTCTTTAATGCATTGGTTATCTGTTTCTGATCTTCAGACTCCATCGCAATTATTAAAATTTTCTCTTCTTTTACTAAAAAAGGTCTATATCTTATTTTTTTATTAGAAGACGGTAAAACCATCTCATATGTCGGTGTCGCAATTTTTGGTAATGGCATAATGTTTATAGCACTTCAGTATTTTTATTTATAGCACTTTTTTGAAATCCTGACAGACCAAAAATTTTGCGGGATTTTTTTTGCCCGATTTTTGGAATTAAAAAGTCAATTTCCCACTAGTTTAAGTTTAACGGAACCTTTGATCCATCATCTAAAATAATATTTGCTGTAACAGTTCCTGTAACATTTCCTTTTGGTTCTGGTTTATTTTCACTTCTTCCCCTGACATATGATTGACTTGATGCTTTACCAGCAATGTACCTCTCATAACTGAATGTGACATCACACCTTAATACATCACTGCTTCCATACTGAACGGCAGTTGATGCAAGATTGGTGGGAAATAATCCAAAGAAAGTATACTCTATTTCTGAACGATAGTCAACGTTAAATTTTATTATTTTTGTTTGATCACACTTGTATCCTGACACTCCCCTTGGAAATCTCATTCGGTAAAAGTAAGCTGAATCATCTTTCCTTACGTTAGGTGAACTCTTTTCTGAACCGTTTGAGATATAATCTATCCAATGTTCAAAAAATTTGATCATTTTATAATCCTTATCCACATAAAATTGTAATGAGAGTTCAGTAAACTGTCTTGTATGTGCAAATTTTTCCTGCACTCCAGTAAAATTACCAAATATATCAGTCGTTGCTAATGAACTACCAGGTATTGATGCTTGATTACAAAGCAATCCTGCATTTTCTGTTATAAATCTTCTATTCACTCCTTTTGTTCCAAGAAACTTAAATAAATCTCTTGATAACCCATCAAAAAACACCTGATAATGAGATGTCTGTGCTACATTTGTCAGTATTGGTTTGATATCAGCTATTTTCTTAGGACGAACCATCTAAATACTTTATATTTTGTCTTACTATCTATTTAGATGTCATATAAGGGAAGATATAGACCATCGAATCCGAGAAAGTATAAAGGTAACCCTTCAAACATAATTTATCGGTCACTTTGGGAAAGAAAGTTCATGGTCTATTGTGATAATCATACTAAAATACTTGAGTGGGGTAGTGAAGAGATCATGTTACCCTATCGATCACCAATTGACAATAAAATACATCGATATTATCCTGATTTTTATATCAAAGTCAAAGAATCAAACGGTAAGATTAAAAGATACATCATTGAAATAAAACCAAAGAAACAGACAGTTGAACCGAAGATGAAGAAGAGAAAGACAAAAGGTTATATCTATGAAGTTTACGAGTATGCAAAAAATCAAGCAAAGTGGAAAGCAGCAGAGGAATTTTGTAAGGATCGTATGTGGGAGTTTAAAGTATTGACTGAGGATGAATTAGGAATTAAGAAATGAATAGTTATCCTACCGATGACAAAGAAAATCGTGTAAGATCAGTTGTTTATGGTCTCATAGGCACGGAAGATGCTGATGATATCATGATTGAATTGATGGATACTTTAGGGAGTAGTCAGACATCTGTTCCTGACGTTGGTAAGTATTATATATTTGTATATCAACCGAAGACACCTAACATACAGTACGATCAAAACCCATTAGTCGCAGTGACAGATGTTTTCAGATGGGGGTTTCGTGGAATCAATTTACACATGGGACAATACCGACAATATACATGGAATGAATTGGTTGGTCAACTATATGAAATAAATCCTGATGAGTTATCAGATGTACAAGAACTTCCTTTTGGAAAAATGTTACTAAATAGTTAAAAATAGGTCGATTATGGTAACAAAAAATGTAAGAGGTAGTGGTGCAAAGGATAGAGGAAATAGAGTCCCTTATGTCAATCCAAACCCAAGTCAAAATCTAAGAGGTGGTGGTACTAAAAAATTGTCAGGTAGAAAAAGATTGTCTAATTTAGGAGCTGGTTATAAACAGGCAGAACTAGATGCAATTGCCAAAGCAGAGGAATGGCAGGATGAAAAAGCAAGAAGAAAAAAAGCAAGATCTAGGAATCGACAATTTGGATCACTACGTTACCCTTTCGCAATGCTTCATACAGACAGTGATTATCTAGAAATAAAAGTTTTAGAATACTCGGCACCAGGATTTGAAAAAAGTCAAGCAGGTCAAGCATTAAGATTACAAACTAGTTCAGAGTCATTAAAAAATCAAGAAAAAATTCTTGGGATGATATACCTTCCGATTCCAGAATCAATCACCGATTCAAATGGTGTTACATGGGGTGAAGATAGATTGAACGGTTTTGCCGCTGCTGGACTTGGAATTGCAAGTGATATGATTACGTCTGGTAATGTTGCTGAGGCTATAACAGCAGGAGCAAATCGTACAAAAGATGCTGTTGGAAAATTATTAGGTGATCAAAATACAGTTAATGCTACGAACAGTGTTTTTGCAGCTGCTGCAGTCAATGCACTCGGTGCTCGAACAAGTGCAACAGGTATTCTAGCAAGACAATCAGGTGCGATCTTGAATCCTAACATGGAATTATTATTTAATGGAGTTCAATTAAGATCATTCAGTTTTAATTTTGATTTTGCACCCAGAGATGAAAACGAAAGTAAGATAATAAGATCGATTGTTCGTGCTTTTAAGAAAAGTCTAAATGCAAAAAATGGTTCGAAGGATGTTAACAGTAGTGGACTCTTCATCGGTTCGCCAGACGTTTTTCAGTTGACATATAAAACTGGTGGAGAAAATCATGAATTTCTTCATAAGTTTAAACCAATGGCATTACTCAATATGGTGGTTAACCATACAGGTGCAGGAACATATGCTACTTACGATAATACCGCACCAGTGCATACAAAAATTGATCTTACATTCCAAGAGTTGGAGCCAATATACTCTGAAGATTATGAAGATGGTCAAGGAGTGGAGGGCACAGGATTCTAATGGGATATTTTAGAGAATTACCAGATTTATTATATCAATCACCATATTCAAATCGAATTTCAAGTAGCACTTATGTGTCTGCTAAAAATATTTTTCGTCGTATGAAAATACGTGATGACTTAAAAAATATATTCACAGTTTTTAACAAATATGAAATTGAAGATGGTGAGAGACCAGATACAATTGCAAGAGACTTATACGGTAAGTCAAATTTAGATTGGGTAGTTTTAATCACAGCAAATATCACAAATGTTCGTGATGAATGGCCACTATCAAGCAAAGAATTATATGATTATACAGTATCTAAATATGGACTGACTGAGATTAATAATGTCAGACATTATGAAACAACCGAAGTCAAAAATAATCGTGGAATTATTATTTTACCAAAAGGAAAACATGTAGATAAAGATTTTAAGATTAGGAAACCCGATATCGCAAACGAAGCAACAACAACTATAAATCCAGTAAGAGGTGTTAGTTATTATGAGCATGAAGTAATTTTAAATGACAACAAAAGAAATATTAATGTTCTTCGACCAGAATATTTACAAGAATTTTTAATTGACATAAAAAATGAGATGACCTATAAAAGATCATCCCAATTTGTTAATAGTAAATTAATAAAAACAGAAAATACTAGAGTAACAAATTAATTATTCCTCTGCAAGTTTCTGAAAATATGAGAGTGCATCATCATCATCTTCATTTACAGATGATGGTGTTGTAGATACGGCAGCAGTAACTAACTCTTCAGCAGCACCACGATCAGTATCTTCCTCTTCAATTGAACTGGTTGGTCTCTTACTACCAAGCACATACTCTAAACGTTTCTTCAAGTCATCATATGATTTGAACTGATCGGCATCGACAAACTCTTTAAGAGAGTTTTCTTTCTTCCAAACAGATTCAAGTGCGTCATCATCATCAAGTAGAGGAGTGACAGCAGTGAACTCAGAACTATCATAGTTTCTGTACCCTGCTACA